GATGTATAATGATTTTATTGATTATGGATATGATTCTAGTATTAATTGTCATAGGATATATGGTGGTAAGGAACGTGATAGTAATAAATTTTTAACAATATCTACTTGGCAAAGTTTAATAACAATTACTGATAAAAGTTATTTTAGTAATTTTGATTTTGTTATTATTGATGAGTGTCATGGTGTACCAGGAGTAAGTTTAACTTCGGTAGTATCATCTTGTATTAATGCTAGTTATAAATTTGGTACTACTGGTACATTAGATACTGATACTACTATTAATAATATTACAATATTAGGATTAATAGGTGAAACCTATAATGCTAGTTCTACTGTAGAATTAATAAAAAATAAACATTTATCAGATTTTAATATTAAATGTATTGTATTAAAACATCCAGAAGAAATAGCAATAGATGCTGTAAAATGGGAATATAAACATGAAATTGATTATATTATTAGAAATACTAAACGAAATAATTTTATTAGTAATTTAGCATTATCATTAAAAGGTAATACATTATTATTATTTGGATTAGTAGAAAAACATGGTAAAGTATTATTTGAATTATTAAAAAACAATAATAGTAATAAGCAATTATTTTTTATCTATGGTAATACTGATATTGAATTAAGAGAAAATATTAGGAATATTGTTGAGACTGTAGATAATGCAATAATAGTAGCATCATATTCTATATATTCTACAGGTGTTAATATTAAAAACTTACATAATATAATATTTGCTTCACCATCTAAATCTAAAATTAGGGTATTACAATCATTAGGTAGAGTATTACGATTAGCAGATAATAAATCAATTGCTACATTATATGATATAAGTGATGATATTAGATATAAAAAACATATTAACTTCACTTTAAAACATTATATTAATAGATTAAAAATTTATAATATAGAAAAATTTAATTATACACAACATACTTTGGAATTAAAATAAAATGACTAATGAACATATTAACATAATTCGATTACATTCTGGTATTGATATTATTACAGTTTGTGAATATAATAATATGCATAATACTGTAAAATTAATAAATCCAATGGAAATATTAATAAATCGTGATATGGATAATAGTCAGGATGATTTAGTAGTAAGACCATGGCTACCAATTGAAGCTATAAGTGAAAATAGTTGTACTATTAAAACTGATGATATTTTTACTACATTAAATCCAACAGAAGGGTTTACTACTTTTTATAAGAATATCACAGAAAAGATAAATGAACTTTTATATACTGATGATAATTCTTCTAATACTGATATTGCAGAAGTAGTAGAATTTGTACCAAATACTAGTAATAAAACTGTAGTACATTAATAATAATTAGAATTTAAAAAATAGGTTGCGAAGCATTTAGGAACGAAGTGACTAAATGTATAACAACAATTAATAATAACTATTACAGATATTATATTGGAATTTATTCCCGTTCGGGAATGAAATGACCGAACTATACTAGTAAACTGTTAATAATAATACTAGTAAATTATTAGAAGATATTAATAAAACTTATTAATAGATATTACAGATATTAATAATAACTAAAACCAAGTTGTGAATTTATTCACGTTCTGGAACGAAGTGACAGAACAATACTAATTAACTGTTAATAACAATACTAGCAATTAATAACAAATATTAGAAAATACTAGCAACTTACTAACAACTAATATCATACGTTCTTTCACTTCGTTCAAGAACATGAGTAAACTCAAACTCATTAGTA